ATCTCAGGAAGAGTTACTTGAAGGTAAGTTCTGTAAGCAAGATCACCGTTTCTGCTGATGGTACAGGTAACACGGCGACCGAAGTCAGCTTGACCAGAAAAGGTCTGCTCGATGGACTCCATTGCGAAGTTGGTGTGGCGTCTGTAGGACACCTTCCAGAAAGTAATCTCAGGGGTTCCGGTAAGGAACACGTCTTGTGCGCCGTAGGCGACTAGTTGCATAAGACCTCCAGCCATATTTTATATATTATAGGGAAAGAAAAAAATTTGGGAAAATGTAATTTAATTATTAAAAAAAATCATTGAGCCCCCATTGATTTTCTCTTTTTTTGATGATTTATATTTCATTGATTTTATATACCCCATTTTTCCTAAATAAAAAACTTATTTATAACAAAAAAGACGTGGTAAAATCATTAGTATCCACTCCATTATACAAAATATTTGTAACTGTTATTTTACTACATACACATAGTATCCACCTCACAAACGCTGTAAATTACAATTGTAAATACAAAAAAAAAACTAAAACTTGTCGGGTTTTTCCAAGAATGTGTCTAAATTATTATTTTCCAAAATAAATTGCTCCAAATAGTTTTCTTGAAATACTTCCTTTTTATTTTCGTGTTTTTTTGTGAAAATATATTGTTGTTCTTGTTTTTTTACCGTCCATCCATTCTCTAATGCATTTGAAATGAATAATAATTTTTGGAATTGCTTTCTACTAATGTTTCCCAAATAGGTATATGGATCTTCTATTGGGATTTCTTTTGTGGGGTTTTGACTGGTTGACATTATACACGCTATACACATTCTGTATAGTGTTTATAGGAACATTTTACGCATTTATTTCACAAATTTCATCATTTTGGTGCCACATTTTTCACACACCCCAGATAATGCATTACGTTTATTCTTTGTTTGTACCTTCTTTGTACTTTTCATTGTGCGTTTCTCTTTACATTTTACACAATATCCCATTTCATTACTTGTAGTCTCGCTCTTGGAGGGTCTACTCTTGGGTGTTTTGCTCTTGGAGGGTTTACTCTTGGGTGTTTTGCTCTTGGAGGGTTTACTCTTGGGTGTTTTATTCTTGGGTGTTTTATTCTTGGATACCATTATACATTCTAAATAGATTATTCTTCCATCTTAAAAAATGATACAAAATTCCTTATTTGCCCACACACTGATTCGATTTCCATTTCACGTGTAAAGCTTGAAGTATGGTTGCCGTTATTTACAATATAACGCTTGTTATTATCTTTCCGCTTGATAGATAACTCATAATCATCTAATGCTTTTACTAATGGCAACTTGTCATCATCACGATTCAGCAACGTAAGAACGGGCATTTTTAACTTATTTTGTTTTACTCCAAGATACGGCATCTTATAGCGTTCATTAAAGTGGCTATTCAGTAATACGCATCCTTTCACGTTATTAATGTTTCTTGACTGGTCCATAATACAATACAGTAATCCAAAAAACCCACCTAAGGAATGCCCTATAATAATGGTGTTGGTTTGCAACGGTTCTTGTGGAAAATAGGGTAAATAAGTTATATTTAATGGCACGTCAAACTCATCTTGCAATGTATCTAAAAACGGTTCATAAAAAGAATTAGGTATTTGAGACCCTGGGAGAAAGCCAATTTGTAATACTTTTGGACGTGGAATACGAAGAAGTTTACGAAAGAACCCATTGTATCCATCAAGGTATCCTATTAAGGAAATAGCCCATAATAATACAGTAAACTGAATCATTCTATCTTGTTATAACCACTGGTATGTATTTATACTGTTTATGTTGAAGCATCACATTCGTAGCAATGAAAATTCTTTTTAGTCGGTGTAATATTGAAACAGTATTTCAAAAAAGATAAAACGAAAAAGGATAATAAATATTATGTTTGTAAGTTACTATACACAAAAGTGACTTCAATGAGTTCTCAACAGCGGGTCATTCATACGATTGATGAAAAACATACAACTATGTTGGACCAATTCCATAAAGATACAGTGGAAACGATCCCCACATTACAAAAAGAACGAGAGACCCTAAAAGAAGAAATTAGGAAACTACCCGCTACGAATGTGGATAAGATCATTGAATACAAGGATAAGATTAAAGCCATTCAACAGGACATCACCCGTATTAAATTGGAAAAGAAAAGATATTACTTGGACAATTCAAAATACATATTTGACTATTTTGAACAAAAGAAGGATATTAATAATATTGAGAAACCAAGTCAGCATGATGAGGTGATCCAATCCTTTTTCAAAATAAAATCCAAATCACCCGAAGGGTGCGACATCCAAAACAACAAGTATTTACAATCAAAACAATATTATACAAAATATTGGAGAAATGTGCGTAATGATATAACCAATATAAAAGACTTTATTGTTCCGTCTGATATATGTATGTACTGTAACGAAGGGGAATTAATTCCACAAGATGAAGAAGGTATAATGATTTGTAATAATGAACAATGCAGTAAGTTTATTACATACATAGTGGACAGTGCAAAACCGAATAGCAAAGACCCACCCAATGAGGTGTCGTATACTGCGTACATTCGATTAAATCACTTTAAAGAAATTTTATCACAATTCCAAGCAAAGGAAACAACGCAAATACCAGACGAAGTGATGGATGCAATTAAAGCCCGTATTAAAAAGGAACGAATTGACGACGTTTCCACGCTGAATTACAATAAAATGCGAGATATTTTGCGAAAGCTGGGATTGAATAAATACTTCGAACACATTCAATATATTAACTCATTATTCGGCATTAAGCCGCCAGTTATGAATGAGGAATTACACGAGACCTTGTGCGTATTGTTTATTGAGATACAGAAACCGTGGGCGGTGCATTGCCCGCCCAATCGCACAAATTTTTTTAATTACACATACACGTTATATCAATTGTGTAATTTGTTAGACCAAACACAATATTTGCCTTACATACCGATGATGAAAGATCGTGAAAAACAACTCGAGCAAGATATGATTTGGAAGAAAGTATGTGAAGACTTAGACTGGGAATATTTCCCGACTGTATAGTGTCATTGTTGTAAACAATTGTAAAAACCGTGTAAAGAATATAAATATGTATATTCATTTGTATTATGTATGCTACAAATGAAGAATATCGTAAGGTGTTTCGCAATGTATGTGGGATGAATACAACCAATTACCCAGTTCAATGCGACGATCCTACAATAGATGTAGAAAGTCGCGATGAAATGATGTATGATGAAGAAGCGGTTAACCAGTTTATGGATACTACCTATGAGAAAACACGCAAATCCCCTTTGTTTATGAAGTTGTATGAAAAAGCGGCGGGGTTTATGTTCTCAACCGACCCTGATATTGGGATGACAATTTTACTTGGATATGATTATTTAGATGCTTTTGTTCCTTGTATTGAGAGTTTCTTGAAAGAACCAGCTACATTTGGCGAAACCACCCCACAATATCAAGAATTAGTAAAGCGGTTATATGGATGATTTGAACCGAAAAAAAAATCTAAACATATACAAACAAACATGTCTTCTACAAGAAATAGAAATAATATGGCGGATTACAAACAAGAAAGTAAAGCATATTTGCACGCGATTGACCATATGACCCTGCCAATTTCTGGGGAAGCGGCTACAACTCATTTTGCTGGAAATGGACTGCTAATGGGACGCATGGCGAATCACAGTTTGTCTAAAAATGCGTGTGACATTGAGACGCAGCTATTTGGTATTGGTTCAACCAATTTAGTTAGTCATAAGGCTATTATTGAAAACAAGCCAAAATCATTGCAATCATTAAATGTAATGGAACGTACCCCATTAATTATTCCAGCGCCATTGAAAGTTGCTTCTAACCAGCGACATCACCCAATGAATTAAATGTATAGGCGCTGCTTTTGTGTTTTGCTTTGATTCGCCTTTTTATTGGAATGTTTTTTTTTGGAAAAACATTTGAAAGTATGGTTATGTGAAGGTTTATGTAGAGGTATGTGATTCCATTCCTCTTCTGTAAAGAACTGTAATTCGTGTTCTGGGTCAGTTTGTGTTGAAAATTCTTGCTTTTGTGGTAGTTCTTCTTGTTGGTTCGTTTCAACAATATCCTTTTCTTCTGGACTATCATAATCACTCGTATCACTTTCATTTTCATATGGGTTGATTATTTCCATCATAGCGTGATGGATGCTTTGTTGAAAATAATTCTGGAATGGTTCTGGTTTCTCTTTAGGTAATTGAGATAATCGTTCAAATCGAATTTTCATGTACTCCGTTATAGGATTAAGTTCATTGTCATCGGTGATTTGCATAGGAATTTCAATAAAAGCATTAATTAATTTTGGTTGTTCGTCCATTTACTTTACTCATAATAAATAACATCTTTTATTTATTATCTTTCATACGAATCTTTTGTTTACATCCCAGATCTTCTTCTTCTGGAACTGGTCTTACCAGGTCTTCCAGAAACGTGCATCTTACGCTTACTCTTATTTCTGTTTCTATTTCTATTGATTCGTTTTTCTCTTGATGGTTTTTCTACGGTTTCTTGTGCCAGTCCCTCCGCGGGTCCTTGTGTGGATTCTTTCATCTCAGGATACAAATGTTTATATAATTTCGAATTATCATCGCCCAGCGTCGGTTGACATACTGTATCGGTAGTATTCAACTTCGCAATCTTATCTGTGAAAATTAACGTTCCCATTGTAGATATTGCATTACTATTATCAACTTGATTCATAACCCTTTCTAAAGTGTTCTTATATGTGGATTTAGCTTGACCGTCACTATTACTTGTAATATTTCCATTTAGCTCTTTCAATTCATCCAAGTCCGTTTGGACTACATCAACCAAACCATGCTTATTTTCTTCTTGTTTGTTGTAATACTCTACGTTACTAATTAACTTACTTACATTCGCTTTAATAGCATCAATAGATGCTTCAGTATAGTAATATTGTTTCTTCAAATCATTCATATCCAAATAAGATACTAATGGAGGGTCATTGGCTTTTCTTGAAATGTTTAATACGCAAAATACACAAACCAATACTTCTTTATAGAAATCTGTTTTTGTATAACCCACATTGGATTGTGTCAAATATTGGTATACATCATCAAAAATAATTGAATATTCTGTTTTCTTATTCATTACGGGGGTTAATTGGAAACAGTCAGATAAAGTAGGACAATAATCTTCTAAACAGTCACTAATAATATCAGGTGCTTGAAGTAATACTTTTTTTCCCTTTTCAATAAGTATTTCATTTACTGTATCACGAATGAGTTTCAGGGAACTATTAATAAAATACCCTTCTTCGCGACGATTTTCACAAACTTCTTTTCCATATTTAATACGCTTCATATTAAGATTTAAGATTTCATATAACAAATCATACAAAGCTTTATAGTTCTTATTTGAAATTAATCTTTCCTGTTTCCCTTTGCCGGGTTTCCTTAGTTTTTCAGTTGTAAGCATTTCGTCATAGATATTTATCTTGTCTTCACCCTCAGTTAGCTCTTTTTGTAATTCTTTATTTTTCAAATCACGTAACATTTCAGTCAATGTGTAGGGGGTTATATCTTTACTATTGTTTACAATACGTTCATAATTAGCGTTAATACCGGTTGTTTGTTTCGAAGTAGCCCGTTGGTTTACTACTTTTTTAGAACCACTATTAAATACAAGCATTTCAGTAATAGCTTCAACTGCCTGTTCTTTACTAATAATCATATCATTATTTTGATTCAGCATACCAACAATATCATTTTTTAATGAAGGTGGATTAGGCGTTATATCTACATCTTTCGCATCGTTTGATTTAAATAAATATCCATATTGATATTGTTTATCATTATCTTTTGGGTCATACAGTAAAGTATTAATAATTTTTTGCACTTCTTTGGTTAATCCTTCATTATCATCATTGTAATCAATAATTTTATCATAATATTTCCCGTGGTTATTATCTAATGCATTTTCCTCCATATTCAACATATGCTCGTAGTATTTCATATTTGTTTCGTAGTTAGCACCTTTCTGAATACCTAATAATTGATGAATTATTCTTTTTAACATATCTGTATTTACGTTTCTACTCGCGTTTTTGTACGATTTATTCCATTTTGGGATACTGGTTATGGATTGGATAATATTATTGAAATCAAATAATTTTGCCAAAGCAGCAGGATTTTCTTTCGAATATAACATTGGATCAATATCTGGGAGTTCATTGAATACTGGTTGCAAAGCAGTATTTGTTACAACCGCGCCTCCTGCTTTTTCGGATAATACTGAACCAGACAAACTATAGTATGGTATTAAAGCATTATCTTCTGTTTTGAATCCTTGATTGTTTGCAATATTCATAAAATCCATGATTGTTTTACCAGATGAACATTGAAACTCATTTTCTACACCTGCCAAATCTGCAACAAACAAGTTAGCCTTTTTTCCTTCTCCATTTACAAGCGTTATATAAACAACACAATGACTCCTTGAACTTTGGGGATTATTTGTAGTTGCGTGAACTAATCGGTCTGTATCTACCAAATAAGAAACCACTTCTGCCATAGAAGAAGCATCCTTAGTGAATGAGGTTTTCTTTTGCTGCGTTCTATATTGATGTATATTCGGTATAATTTCTTCTGGTTTCTGTAGGGTAAATTTTTTTGTTGTTGTAGTGTACCCAAATTCATACTCTTTTCTTTTACACGTAAAAACCCCCTTCTCATCTTTGGAACACGCCCCGGTATGTGGGTTTGTATCATTATGAACGTCTTCTTGGGTGTTACTCTTAAAATATTCATTTATCGTTATGTTTGCAGTGGAGTACCCTTTTGCTCCCAATGTATTACATAATTCGACGAGAACACCAGGTTGTGTGAATACTTTAC